AGTAAATCAATCAGATGTTGACTTCTTAATGGAGACGCGAAAATGATAGGCATATTAAGCTCACTGTTACCAGTAGCATCTACTATACTGGATCGTGTTGTACCAGACAAGAACGCTGCACAGAAGGCTAAGTTGGAGATGGAGAAGGAACTAACGAGTGCCTTCAACAAAGCTAACCTTGCACAAATAGAAACAAACAAGGTTCAAGCTGCTCATCCTAGCCTGTTTGTTGCAGGAGCTAGACCAGCAATCATGTGGATATGCGCCTTTGGTCTAGGCTGGCAGTTTGTGTTTCAACCTATAGCTGTGTGGGGAATGGCTGTGTCTGGAACAGACGTAGTGTTACCTATTATAGAAACAGAGGGTCTTATGACTCTTACAATGTCACTATTGGGTCTTGGTGGAATGCGTAGCTTTGAAAAGTCTAAAGGTGTTCAACGTAACAACATGAAGAAGTCAAAGTAACTTCTGCACAGTCTCTCTATACTCTCTTGTTACATTCTCTAAACGTTTTATAAACCCGAAAAGAAGCTCTGTATTCTCATAAGAAGGAAACTTCGAATCCATTGTTTTCTTAAACTCATTGGCGGTAATGTGGCTGTAAACCAGTTCAACATTACCGTCTTTTTTTAGTTCTACACCTACGTTAGATAGTTTTATTGATTGTCTCTCGTCACTCATATATCTACTACTTCACAAACTCCTGCACTACAAGCTAACTCTTGTGAGGCTTTTGTGTTATCCTCTTTCTCATAATTATCAAACTCTTTCCAATCAATAGCATCAGGCATATCAGCACAAAGTTTCTTGTATTCTTCTTTTGTGCTATCTTGGTATGGTGCTTGTCTATAACTATGATCAGAGAATGGGAGAAAACTGATACCACTCAAGCTATCAAAATTTGAGTAGCACCAGTTTCCAACCTCAACCCATTCATCCTCTTTAACACTCACCGTAACAGAAGGTTTATGTTCGCACCAATGGTCACTAAATCGTTTCCATACGTGCAGTTGTTCCAGAGCCTTCATGTCAGTCCGACAGATTGCAGCATCAGGTGATTTGAAAGGAAAGGAAAAAACCACCGTATTGCTAGGACTGTTAAAGTCTGGTTCATTTGGAATGTTTTGATTCATTAGAAATTGAGTTAGAGAATCGTTCACATCCCCACGCACAGTTCTTACATAGTACGGAGCGTGTCGAGCATGAATGCCACTGGCAGAGTCAGTTAGCTGGCTGACAGTACCAGATGGTTTAACACAAGTTGTAGCTGTTGACTGAGGAATGCCAAGGAGATCAGCCCACTTCTTGTTAGTAGCTATAACTGTATCTTTTAACAGCTTTAGCGTCTTCTCGGAATCAGACCTGTGTAAGACAGCACAGTCCATGATCCCTGTCAAAGACACGCCAAGCAACCGTTCCTCTTCGGTGTTACTACGCCAGCGTGTTCTAAGATATTTAAAGTCTGTAAGTGTAGCTTGTAGTGTACCAAGTATAGAAGCAAGCTCTGCTTTTCTTTGCAGTACCTTTACTGTATCACTTGATCTGCATACAACCTCAGACAGATTACAAAATTGATTGGGTCGCAGTATTATCTCACTGCAAGGATTAGTTCCAAAGTCACCGTGTTCTTGTCTACGACCATTGCTTGTTGCTTTAGCATTTGCAGCAACTCTATTAAAGATGCCACGTTCTCCAGACTTGCTCTCATATAACGCAAGCCATTCTTTCATAAACGAAGATGGGTTAGGAGTCTCTGTATATGCAACTGAGTTATTTGCCAAAGCTCTATGAGGATACATATGCCACCAATCACCAGACTTAGCAGAACGCATACGATCATCAGTAAGATTACTAAGAGACAGAAGAGCAGAACGCCTAACTCCTCCAACAACCACGACTTCACCTGTTTTACACACGATATCGTGACACTCAATAGACGAGAGTTTTCTTCCTTGTGCATTCTTAAACACTCCTGTAGTAAACTCAAACAAGTCTTGTAGTGGTTGAGGACCAGAGGCACGACCACCAAAGGTCTTTAAGCGTTCTCCTGCAGGTCTAATCTTAGAGAGATCCAGCTTCGGTACTCTGTTACTGTAGAGATAACCAATCAAATCTTTAAAGCTTCTTGCCCAACCTTCCTTAGAGTCAGCAACACTAATAACATCTTCTGTGTCTTCGAATGGTTGATCAGGTATTGTTGGTAGGTTGTTAATGTATTGTCTTTCTACAGAGAAACCTACTCCTGTACCATTCATAAGTATGTACAGAATTTCATCAAAAGACTTAGGATTATCTATAGGAATGTAGGAGCAGTTATATCCTGCAATGTTCTCTCTCTTTAAAGCTGGACCAGCAGTCATAAGAGATCGCATAGATGGCATAACTTGTAGTTGTAGTATAGCTTGCTTGACCTGCTTGATAGTGTCATTCTTAGATAAGTCTACGTCTGTAGAATATTTTACGTGATCAACCATAAAGTTAAAGAACCTAGAGACAGTCTCATCCCACGTTTCTCTACGGCTTTCCTCATCAATCCAACGAGCGTAACGACTCTTGTGTATAAACTTTTGATAATCTGTAGGTAACTCACTCATCAATCTTTCCTTCTAACTTCTTTAAGTACCATAGCCCTTTTGCTATATCTTGTTTTGGTTGTCCTTTGTGCTTGTATCTAATGATGTACTTCAAAGCGTTGCCTTTTAGATAGCCTTGAAACTCATCTTTAGTCATAGACATTTCTATCAGATCGATAGCTTCTATGTCAAGCATATTATAGTGTGACGGATTGTTAACTGGATCTTCACTCATCTTTATCTCCGTCTTCAAAAGAAAAGGTTATCTGTGTAGTATCATTCTTCTTTGCCCTATAACTCTCTAGCTCTACAACGTTACCACCTCTATCTCTCTTGTCTCTTTCTATACCTTCGTGACCAAGATCAAGCAGACCTTCTACATCGTTGCTAAGAATGTCTGTAAGACCTCTGCCTATAACTTGACAAACATTAGGATCTTTCTTTGGATCATCTGAGGTTGTATCAAGACAGAACATAGAGAACGTTGTAGGATCTTCTTCGTTAAGTTCAAGCACAAGGTAAACTCTATTGTCCTTGAGTAACTTACGTTCTTCTTGAAGTATCTCGTTTATTTTGTTTTCATCCATTCTTTTGGTATCTCTCCTTCAGCGTACTTAAATCCGTGTTTGTCACACCAATCAGCATACGTTGTTTTTGAACCGCTGTAAAGCTTTTCTTTGCATCTTTGAAAAATAAATCGAATGTCAAGATCAGGATGTTGCTCTTTGATGCACTTATGCTTTGCCCTATCAGATACAGTAAAACGTCCCTTAGTTTCTATTAGAATGTTGTAGTCTACTAAGTAAAAGTCAGGATTGTAAGTACGTTCTCTAGGTACATACTTTATCTTCTTTGTCTCGTACTCGTACTTAATCTTGTTGTCTTTGAGGAACCTTGCAAAGTTAGTCTCAAAGTTTGATCTAAATCGTTTCATGTTGTTCCTTAGATTTTTTGTAAGCTTGATAGTGATACAGACCTACAGCCATAACCTCGTCTGGAGTTGCGTTCTGCATTATCATGTTAGCTTTATTACAAACCCAATGCACATTTGTTTTTAAATATCCTAGTTCACTGTCTATTCGATCAATGCTTGGTGAATTATCTTTGGGTCCAGAACCTTCACCCAATTTAAATAAAATCCCAAGAATAGGACATCTTTTATCAACAGGAAAAATACTTTTTAAATATTCAGCATCCATGTACAAACTTTCATCTACATCTGGATCTCT